TCACCGCTCTACGGTGTGCGAGTGAGATGATTTTGTTTGAGTGGGCTCTGCCGTGATGTGGGGCATAAAGACAACTCAAAGCCAGATTTCCAAGCAGCTACTCACGCTACTTGTTGCTGTGTCAGAAGCTTTCGCTTCTCGCTCCTGCTAAGTCAGCATTCTATCTTGCTGCTCGCCTCTCAGCTAGTGGTCTCCACTCGCCAGGAGCTTCACCGATTCGCCCCGGTGCTGGGCTATTCAGTTGTTCCTCACTGTGCTATCGTATCCTTACAATACTATTATAACACCAACTTAGGCGATAGTCAATACTTTTTATAACCAATTTAGGAATTAGTACTATTTTCCTATTGCCGTATTCGGTGATAATAAATATAATGAAAGCACAAAACGTGGGAGGTGAGCACTTTGGAAGACTGGCTTAGTATTCAACAGGCATCATTGTTATTAAATCTTCAACCGAGACAGGTACGAAAACTTGTGCATGACGGCATGTTGTTATCGCGTTCTATTGGTGGTGATAAACGAGTAGGAACATATCTTGTCGATCCTGTAAGCATTCGAGAATATCTTGCACAACATCCTACAGGCCGTCAACGTGAACCTAAAACACCTAAAGCGAAAGAGGAAGCACAATGACAGAAGAAAAAATCAATCATCGTCCTGTTGGCTCAGGATACACGACTATTCGTATTCAAAAACGCACCGATCCAACCTATGGACGCGATAAGCAACCAATCCCAGGTACACAAAACGCCGGATATTTTATTCACATCGGTCGTTCTCTCTGGCAACAGATCGGATCACCGGAGAGAGTGGCAATTGATGTGACACACAAAAACACATACGTGATTTGTGCATGTGGTGATTCTGAAGGTTGGCGCGTGGTAAACACTGAGCAAAACGGTATGCCAAGGATATCAATCGGGAAAATAGCAATTGAGGATCTTGGTCTTATCGAGGAAACATATCAAGGCGAGGTCCAGGATAATCAAATTTGGTTTCCAGTGAGTCAAAAAGAAGAGCCGTTTTAAAACGGCTCTCACAACTTACGAATTTGCAAGATAGATTTCACAGGCATTGGCATTGCCTTTATGGATAATCACATCTCCGACAGGACTATGGTAATCAATAAAGACGCTTGTATCGTTGTATTTGTTAAATCCAGGTGGTAAGAGTTGGATGCAACTATTTAGTGCGTCTGTCCAATCATTTGGTCCTGCGATGCCCGCCTTTGTTACGATGTTGTTAGTGTTTACTGTGGCTGTAACCGTTACCCCATCCTGAACCGGATCATTGAATATTTTTTCAACATTATTGTCTACTATCGGACTTCCATAACGAAATACAAATCGAGAATATGGACCGCCAACATACGGAAATCCCGTTGATGATATAGTTGACATAGCTGTTGCTTGTACTTTTGGTACTGATGTATTTGTGGCCTGCACTTTTGTCGTAGCAGTAGATATTGGCTTTGTTGTAGCTTTAGCTTGTACTGTACTTGCATTTGGAAGTTTTGACCCAATAGCCGCAAGTACAGTACAACAAGCACACATAACCACAACAGAAGAGACAATAATCACTACCGCCTTTTGTCCAACGCCAGCATTCCAAAATTGTATAAACCAGTTTTGCTTTTTCGGGGGTAAATTTATTTGCATAAGGCCTCCTATTTTTCTCTATCATATCGTCCTTGTCAATACTGTTAGCCTGCATAGTCGGTCGGTATGTTTGTTCTATGATTTTGGTTTCTCTATGATATAATGCCCGATGAATCTTACATACAATTCATCGGGCATTACGATTAGACGGCTTTGTCCTTGGCGGGATCTCTCTAGATTGTTGGCGGCAAGTCTAGAGAGATCCCGCCAAGACTTGCGTTTCAGCCTCTTCATCAGCAATTAAGTCTTTTACTGTTACTTTCAAAGCTTGCGCGATTTTCTCCAATGTTTCAAAATCTGGAGCTTGTGTGCGATTATTCCAGATTGCATGCAACGTTGGATAGGTTACGCCAGAGACTTTTTGTAGACTTGATATGCTTGTATACCCTTTTTGTTTCGCAATCTCATCTACACGAAAACGACGTTTAGCGATTATTCTCACCTCCTACGATGATGGTACTACTGTATTATATCATCCATTTTGTTATCACCTTGATATAAAGACTTATTTAGAAAGAACCATTGACATGATACCATGTATATGGATATAATTAGAAACAGATACTTAAAAATACTACTTTCTAAATGGTACTTAATTCCGCCTTACATATCGAACATTTTTAGGAGGCTCATCAGATGCACTAGAACGCGATTTAAGCAAAGACGTTCTCGTTTTTAAGGGGGTCTACTCCCCAACCTGTATGATTCATCATCTAGCACAAAACACTAGCCTGAAAAATTAGATGTCTATACGGAGTCAGAAAGATGAAATCCAAAGAGTCAAAAACATGGTATGAAATTCCAGCGGGTTATAAGGTTGCTAACTTTTGTCGATCATGTGGCAAAGACTTCGGATCGATGTGGGCTTTTGATTTACATCGTACTGGTAAACCTGGTAATCGTCGCTGTCTCACAGATAAGGAAATGGAGTTAAAAGGATTTCATCTAGACTCTAATCATCGATACCGAGCAAAAACAAAGCCTCAAAATCCTTACACCAAAAAGCCCAAAGAAAATGTCGTCTAAAGTTACCCAAGTCCTTGCCGATAAGGAGGAAAACCCCCAATCATTCACCGATGAATAAAACGAAGGAGAAACCAACCCATGTACGCCTATACCGCTAAACTCACCATTCACCGCGTCCCTGTATCTCGTCAACCAGTCGAAGAGCCACCAAACGTACTCGCTTTAGGTGAACTGCTCATGAAATATCCGATCTCGCAACGCAAACTGCGAAAGCTCCATAACATGTGCCAGTTGTTAGCAAAAGACCGAGACTTTCAAGGCGATGAAGTTCTCGGGCACATCTTAGACTGCTTGCAGGATGCGACAAAACCACAACTAAGAGTTATCCGATAACCAAAAGGAGCGTTATTCATGCTGTACGAAACGGTTGTTGAATACACTGATGCAATTCGTCGCGTCAGAGAGCGCAATAGATGCGACAAAAACCAGTTTCTTCGAGCATGTGCCCGATGTGAGAAACGTAATCTTGACACAACAAATCTTTATGCCGTTCGCTTTCATGTTGCTGTACGAGATGCATTGTTCATCCAGCGATTGAAAGACGAGCGAGAGCAAATCAAGAAATGAGAGAGGAACCTATGCGTATCCCATTTACCCAACAAGTCCAGATTTTGACCGGCCAGATTATTGGGCAGTCGATCCAGTTGGATGATTTACGCCGACTTAAAATCTCACCTGATCAGAAACATCGGATTGTGTCCGATATCTCAGAGTCATATACACAGACTCTCAACCAACTCAACGAAGCATTTGCTGATGTTATTGAAACCATGCCACTCCATGTATGTGGCGATGGTCCTATTCCAGAACCAGATTGTTAGGAGAAATCAGTGTTTAAACGAATCGTTTTTCTAAGCGCCTGTGTGGCGCCTCATACACCAGGTACGAGCAATGTCTACATCACTGGCGATTTTAACCAGGACCGTTTTCAATCCATTATATTGCCGTCAGCAAGGCAACTTGCTATTCCACATATCTCATATGTCGGACACGAAGGTACTGCTAAATTTATGTCCGAAAAGCTCATAATGGATGTCGCATTAAATCGTGCAACTTGGATACCTGAACCCGGAGACTTTTGCGTTTGTTGTCGTTCCATCAAGCGACTAGAAGAGGGCAGAATTTATACATTTGAGGAAATGGATCCGCTCTTTGAACTGTCTATCATGACTGTCCACTCACTGAACGACATTGAGTTTGTCTAAAAGCCCAGCCAAGAGGCCGCGCGTTTCTTTCGCATCGATGCGCGGACCCTGGCCCACTAAGCACTTCCAGTGTATCACGGAAAGTGCAAAGAACGAAACGGAGTTTCAAACCTATGCAAACACTTGTTGATTTATTAACTGATAGCGCCGCGTTTCTACGTGCTCGTGACGGTAATCAAAATATCATCGACGCTTGCGAAATGGCGATTCAGCAAGGCAATCGACTTCTCCATCCTGACCAATACGACGATGAACTGTTGCCATTTGAGCGTGAGGAAGCTGAAGAAACCTGGCAGGAATCCGCACAAGAGACATTAGCCATTGCGCGTCAAGAAGAAGAACTGTTGATTGATCAGGCTACGCCTCATACAGCAATGATTCCCTGGCAAGAGGATATGGCGTCATGAACGAACTTACCTATACCGAATTGTGTGAGAAGTACCGCGTCAATGCAAGATATATCGGCTATCTTCAGGATGGTAATATCGTTCCACTTGATAAAGCTCTTGAAGAACTTGGAATGGATCTAGATACCTTCCGACGCGTACTTAATGAAGATCTCCTAACCTGCAATGTCGTTACTGAGCCAGGAGCAAAGCCGATTCAATGTGTGTTTCTGTGCGATATCAATAAAGCCCGACGTTTCAAAGAAATGCCTTCTGAAGAAGAACTACAAGCATTCTTCGCTGGTGAAACCCAACAATAATTTCCCCGCCTGGTGGTGCACACTGCCAGGCTCTTTCCATCTTTATTTTTAGGAGTGAACCATCTTATGGACGATGAAAACTTACCAGGAATCCGGCAGATCTCTGCTGGTATTCGCTGGCTCATTGAACTGCAAATCGTGATAGCCGTACCTGCATTGATGTTTAGTGCAGTGGCGATTGTCGCCAGTGAATTGGCTGGCGGAGGATTGCTTTCGTCAGATCCAAACTTTGTGTTCGTTACGTCACTAACACAAGCAATAGGCATCGAAGGTGCGTTCTTTTCCAACATGATTCATGCACGACAGGCATTTAACAAAAGCCACCATGGACGTGGTACGATCATGATCCTCATCGGCATCATTTTGTGTGTGATAACCGTCTTGGCAATGGTCGCCGGAAATTTCGAAAGCGCATTCGGTTTAGATACGAAAGACGCGCTTTTTGCACTTGGCATAAACACCGCCGTTTGGGCATGGATTCGTGCGATTGTCTATGGCATAGTTTCGTTTGCTGATGCGTATATGTTCTATGTTCCTGCGTCGAAACTCACAGAGCAACAAGTGAAAGATCAAATCGAACAGCAACGATTAAAGTCGCAATTAGTGCAGGAAAATTCTCGGTTACGTGGCGAGAATCTAAAAGCAAATCTTGGGATTGTTGGGGGAGTAATCGGTCAGGTTGTGGGAAGAAAACCTAGCGATTCCACACCAGATAATTCTGTCGATACCACCGATAAAACAACAGAATTATCACCAGAGAATCCGCCCGATTCTCCGCCAGAAAACACCGAGAATTCCACACCAGAAAACCAGGAACCACCAGTACCAACACGTCTGATTTCTAACCGTGATATGTGGACCTGGCAAGACTTACAACAATATATTCAATCAACTTATTCCCGTCCTTTTGCGGAAAAGAAAGCACGCGATATTGTGCGATTTATTGGCAACAACCATCAAGACAATACTCAACGTGGTCAGCCATATGTTGCGGAAAAGAAAAAGCTTATGGCGTGGTCAAAGAAACAAGACTTCGTACAAGAGCGAGCGGTTTCTAACGAGTAATCGCGTGATAAACTGAAAGAAAAAACGAGGAAAAATGAATGAAAGTATATTGTCCGCTGTGTGGAAATCTTCTTGAAAAACGAGAGACGACTGTATACTTCAAGACGTGCATTATGATTGTATGCAATACATGCACACAACATGCAACATGCGATTATCCTGAAAGCAATTCTGTAGTAAACGAAGCTATGGCATACAGGACATATTTGAATTATATTGCCGCGTATATCGTCAATGCGGCAATATAATTCAAGAATAACATTGGAGATTAATCAATCATAACAAAGAAGACCAGAGAGCAGATTCTCTGGTCTTCTTTCTATCCTATCGCTGAAGAAGTATCAAGGATGATTATACCATCCTAATAGATGAAGCTGACTCCCCAACCTGTATGATACCAATTCGTATTGTATCGCCCAAAGCCTCCGAGATAGCTATTGTTCATCTCTTCGACCTCAAATGATGAACCAGAGACGGCAATGACATGGGCGACATGCCCTAGCGATGATGCGCCTTGTACACCGCCAGCAAAGACGACAGTCGCGCCAACCTGTGGATATGAGCCGGTAGGAATACCACGACGCACAGCATTATATGCCCAATCGCCAGCATTGCCAAGGTAATTCAGATCACGATTAGCGAGCTCTTCAGCTCCCCAGGTACACCAACCCCAAGGATAGCTATTCGGTCCTTTGCCACTATATGAGACCGGAACAGCAACAGCGGATCCGCCAGCATCACAGATCCGCTGACCTGGATAGATCAGGTCAGGATTGCTAATGCCGTTCGCAACTGCTACTGATTGCCAATTACCAGGAAATAACTCACTCAGATATTGACCTGGTTGAACGGTAATGCACGACGAGAGAGCACGTGCAGGGATTATCTTTGCAGTCACATGCATGTGACTTGTATTTTGAGATCTCGAGAGAGAGGAAGCAGAAACCGATGGAGCCATGACAAGACCTGAGAGGAAGGTCGCCACGACGATGAACGCGCTTATCACAAAGCGTAACATAGGAAACTCCTTTTGTCGGGTACTAGCCGACATAGAGGAGATAATACACAGTGTGAATAGTCACTGTCAATTTAGCACTATACATTCACACCATAAAGAAAACGCTAGACATGAGTTTTCCTAGCGTTCTTAAGGTCATGAGAAAATCAGGCTATGAGACAAAAGAGATGAGCCGATCAGAACGATCGACCCACCTCAGCAAGCTATATGTGTACGGGCTATTAGTCTGTATCCGAGATACACGCTATGGAGGTCAAGATCTTGAATCGCAGAGGATCGGCCGGTCACCACCATAGACGACTTTCGCCCTATTGGCATTAACGGAACAATAACAATATAACACATTGGTTATGTTGTTTGCGGCGCAGGGACCTCGGTACTAGTATTGGTAGTCCGTGTAGTAATCGCCATCGGTGCAGTAGTAGTTCCTACTGTGAGTGGCGCAACTGGTGTAACTAATGGAATTAATGGAGTAACTGGTGTAACTAATGGAGTAGCTGTTATGCCTGCAGATGGCACTGTATTTGGAATAACTAGCGTAGGTGTAACGACTGGAGCAGGCGATTGTGGCAGCGTTGTAGGAACGGTAGATTTCACCGACACATAAGCATCAACCGTTTTCAATGACTGTCGACTATGTGTATAAATCACTGTCGCCACACCACTTGCCAGCAAAGCCACGGCTTGGACGTATGGCTGCGTGTTCGTGGTCATCGGATGAAACAACGCAATGATAGACAAGATGTAACTTGAAAGCGTTACATAGAACTCGGTCGTCGTGTATCCAGCTTTCATGGATTTCTCCTTAGTAATAGAGTATTTGGCCGGCGTGAATCAGGTTCGGATTGATGCCGATGGTCGCTTTATTTTCGTCATAGAGGACATGCCAATCGGCTATTCCAAGTTTGGACGCAATCTCTGACAAGTTATCACCGTACTTTACCATGTACGAACGTTTTACTGGCGGAGGGGTGGCTACCACGGGGGCAGCTACGGATACGCCTAGCCCGGCTTTCATATCCGCGATCATTTGCCCATTGATGTCATTGTTTTCCCATACGGCCACGCCGTCTTTCCATGCCGTCAGGTACTGACACAATGGCTTGAGGTCTGCCTCATTGACGCCTTCCACGTTGATCGCTGGCTGGATTGGAAAGTCTTGCCCCAAGCCAAAATGCGCGAACTGTTGCGCACATTGCCCGTCCGCCCATCCGATCGCATACTGCCAACCACCTTGTTTGTATGGCGTCCACCATCCGATATACCACTGTGGCTGATAGCCATCAGCATTCTGTATCGCGCTGAAGTCCCAACCAAAACCCAGGGCAGTCGTGGGATCACCATATCCAGTCACAACGATACATTTATCTGGAGCTTGTGCCCGAACAGCATCAACCAATGAACGCAATGGACCGGATTGATTAAGAAACTGTTCTTCACAATCCAGGATTATTCCACCCGCTTCATTTGCTAACTTTGCACAGATGGATGCATCCGATTGCCAATACTGTGGTCGATTGAAATAAAATGGTGCACAACCCACACCGTGTTTAAGAAAGACCGCTCGAATAGCTGGGAACGTGCCGTTGTACCACTCGTGGCCAGCTTCCCCGACCTTGATGATAGCGTAGTCCACGCCTTGTGCTGCGAACTGCACTGCTTTCGCTTCGAACTGTGCAAGTGTCCAGGACGCGGTATAGGTGCCAACATAGATGCCAAGTGTCTTCACACCGAGCCACTGTTGAATTCTGGTTAACTTATCACTATTTGACATGTTGCTTCTCTCTCTTTCTGAATGGATGAACGATATCAGAGATGATGGAAGAATGAGATGAGTCCTGGCGTTTCTCCATAGCGTTAAGTTGCGTATGGAGTTGGATAACTTCCACAAGAAGCATGTTATTCTGACTAATTAGCTTTTGCATGTGGTCTATCATGGTATTGAGTGCCTTTGTTTGTTGAATGAGCTCTTTGTCCTGCTCATCCTCGTGGTTGTGAATCTCATTGACCTCATGTAGAACGTGAACAGTTGTCTGGTACTGCTCATCGGTTTGTATCTCTGAGCGCCGGTTGAGATCATTGGAACGCTTTTGGATGATTGGCAAAAAAACCAATTGGATAAAATAGCTGGACAATGCGCCGCAAACACCAGCAAGGAGTGCATTTCTCGTAATGATTCCGATGAGACTGCCAATTCCGATACACGCAAAAAGGTAAATGCAGATCGTCGTGCCTGCCCAATCGGCCAATGTCGTTGAGAAGTCCTTTTTGCTTAAATCGTTCACGTTTTTTGGTACATGGTCATGTGCTTTGCGTTGATATAAGCTCATTTCCTCACCTCAATGAAACACAACGTGGCTCAGAATGGCTCCAAGCAGCAACGTTATGACACCAACCGCAATACTAATCGTGATGTACATATACTGAAGATTCTTGTTTGCTTCGAATGACCGTTGCTGGAGATCGTCATTTTCAAGTGCCTTTATCCGCTCATCGAACGCTTTATGTTGCGCCTCTGCCACACTCTTGAGTGCGTAATCGGCAAGCATCGCTTGAGAGACTGCCGTCCGCTGCACTTCGTCAATCTTGAATCGCAGATCGTCAATATCTTTTCGGAGTGGCTGTATCCCTTGTGTCACCGCTTCGATAAGCTGCTTGTACGTTAATTGTTCCCGATCTCCAAACATACGCTTTACCCAACCACTGTTACTAATCGCGATGCATCGATTCCCACAACGATGACAAAAATCATAACAATGATTTGTATCACTCGAAGCGTCCACCAATCCCACATAGCTATCCAAAACAACACGATTGCCAGCTTCCAAACACATAATCCCAATAATCCCCAGTGCCAGGCAAACTTTGCCAGGATATTCAATTCACACGCATGATGTAACAGTCCTTGATATGTCAGATATAAATCAATTCCTTGGAGTGCAAAAAAGGCAATATGCCAGTAAATAAGTTTCATCGTCTTTTCCTATGAGTTCAAAAGCAACTTCTCGGTATTCCAGTAGTTTATGTCAGGCATATGTGAGTATGCGTTGACGGTATATGTTCCGTTGCTGAAATAGGCATATCCGATGTTACGTTGTGTCAGAAGTGGCAAACATTGATGCATGCACGCTGGAGAATTGCTCGTAATCATAGCTGCGAACATCGATGCAGGATTAGAATGAATCCAGGTTGCATCTGCGTAGCTGTTGATGAATGTCGCCGCCGTTCCTTCAAAAATCACAAACTTGTCCGCACAATCAATGTATGTCGAATCAGGTATTCGATAGCAATTAATGACTGAAAGCACAGTAGCAGCTTTCGCTTTCGTGTACGTATACAACGTACTATAGTATACATGGTTGCTTACATCGAGATTGATCTCATCGAGAAAAATACCATCGAGTGATGGATACCAGGTGTACCACTTATCGATATCTGCTTCTACGGTTGCCAGACTGTTTGCGGCAAATGCAGAATTGACGTAGCCGATAACCTTAATTCCATCAGCTTGAATGAGTGGTATTTGGGTGACAAATCGAGAGTCCTGAGCGTTCCCCGGTCCGCTACTAACATTGACGCATACCCAAGAAACGCTAGGATATGAAACCTTTATGCGTGACCAATCACGTGCGAGATTTGCGTTGCCGGGGTATTGCCAGAGGGGAACATGCGCGTGTGTCATATATATATCTCCTAACTGCGATACCAGAGAGATGTACCACTATCCCACAGGAACCACGCCGCACTTTTTGCTGCAATGACATCACTGGAACCATCAGCTACATTCGAACTCGACGCAGCAAACGTTATCGTGTAAGCGGATTCATTGACGACTGCTACCGTTTGTCCCGCCGATGTGCCCGCCGATAACGTGACACCTGTCACATTGCCTCCCGGATTTACTCGTGATACACCTAGTGACGCTGTGGCTATTGCATAATTGTTGGTTATTGCGACCGCACTGGAACTTTGTGCCAATTTAAACGCCCCATAAAGCGTAAGGTTTGCACCAAGTGTGCAATTCCCGCTGCCACTCGCAAAGAGAATGTGGCCAGTTCCACCTGTGCTAATTGTCGAGCTATAGGTACAATTCATATACAGGTAAGAAGTGGCAGAGTCGCTTTTGATGAATGTCGAGACGCCAGCATTTGGTGATATTTCACGACATCCAAGAAGGGTTACCTGGTTCGAACTGGACGTGATATAGAATTCATCGCCATTACCATTTCTCGTCCAACAACCGGCAGCAAGTACGCCGGTACAACTGCTGAACTTGTAAGAATTGGTTGTACACGATATCGCGCCACATGCGGACAACACAATACCCTGGCAGGTATTCATCGAGATCCCAATCACATCGCTTACTACGCATGATATGAGTGTAGTAGATGACATAAATGTCAACAGAATGCCTGCTGTCCCATTGCCTAGTGTATTGCACCCTGTAAGCGTTGTTCCCACACCTTGATTTGCTGTACTATCACCCCCATGCAAATAAATCCCATAGGTACCATTTCCAGTAGCTTGTACATTACGCATAGTTACACTGACCGGTGTAGCGATGTAAATACCGCTAGCTCCCCAGTTTGACACGATGACGTTATCAATCAGGACATCAGGTGTGACGATATTGTTGTAAATCGTGAAATCGAGCCCTACGCCAGTTCCTGACCCGGTTCCTGCAAAACACAGATCCCGGATAGTCACATTATCAACATCGACTGCTGTAATACCGTTCTGGTTTGTTGTTGTTTGAATGATGACTGAATAGACACCACTCCCTAGTAGTGTAGTTCCTGAGATGATTGTCAACGCTGATGAAATGAGGTAATTGCCAGGCGGAAAGAAGACAGAGCCTTTACCGTCATTATTGCCGCTTATTGATGCGTTGATAGCAGCTTGAATAGCTGCGGTATCATCGATAACGCCATTGCCAGCGGCACCAAACGATTTAGCGTTGATGTAGGTGAGAGATGTCTGTTGGGTAAGCTGCATATTTCCCATTACATCCACCCCCACACTACAATGTTGCCCGCGCTGGTACCATTAATGTTTTGCGCGGATGCCGTGAGGAGATGCATGGTTGTGACTCGCAGATCAAAGAACAATGTACCGCCAGACGCAAGGATCGGGCTCCCTGCGCTGGTTACCGCGTCTGGTGAGAACTGTACGTTACCAGCGGTATTGTTCTGGATCATAATGTGGCGCACTTTTTGAGCAAACGACCAGGCGGTATCTGCCCCCGCGGTCGTTTGCGTCGGTTGACTCAACGCTGGCCCAATAATCCCATCCATTGCGCTCGTGACAACACGCTCTGGCCCACATCCATTCGCGTTGCTATCGAGTTCTCGCGCCACACTCACAGCACCACCAGGATCATAGCCTCCTTCGTAGACGACATTATTCGCGTCGGTCGGCGCAGTATACGCCATTGCTCATCACCCTCTCTAATAATCCATAACCATGTAATTAAAACTGTATGTTGTATTTGGTTGGCTGCTGGTTGGCGCGTTTGCACAACCAAGGACAAACCCCGCCGACGATTGACTATACACGTAGAGTCCGAGCGCTGCGGTAGCGGCATTTCTCGGACAAACGAGAATGTTCGGATTACTGTACACCGAATGAAATGTAACATTGACCTGTTGCCCTGCCACGGCACCGGTCCCCGTCCCAAACGAAACGCTTCCCGCTGCGTCCGCCGAATTACTCGCAACAATTGGGGAAGGTGGAGATGTCCCAGCATTAGTGCCAGCGGTAGCGCTCGGTGCTCCACCAGATGCATAGATGTGAACGACCACCGCAAGGTTAAGTGTCGCCTGTCCGGTTACACCGATGTTCGCGGGGAAAAAAATCGTTCCTGAGCTCATGGATGGAAACAGGACCGTTAACAAAAGCCGACTATCAGCAACAGTGCTGATATTCCCGGATCCGTCCGTCGTCACACTGCAAATAAATAAACATCCATACGGTCCACTGTTCGAGGTTGACCATTGCCATGTTCCATCGTTGCACAGAACCAAGTAGTACGTCGTCGATGGTGTTGACGTAGAGAACGTTGTAGCATTCGTGGCAATACGATTAAGTTCATTTGTTCCGCCAAGTGGTTGCCGCGTATAGGCAACACCAGATGTGACATTAAGCTGATTGGCAATTGTTCCATCCTTGGACGCCACGAAGCCAGAAAGGACGAATGATGAAAACAAATCGGAATTGATCGATGAGACCGATTGAGCGAACTGTGTTTCTAGATTGTTCATGCGTGTCTGATTGATAAGCGTGGTATTGTCTTCCCAGCTTGTTGCATTGTATGGCATCTTCTCACCTCCTCATATCGTGTAGTCTGCCTGGTACATGTTCGAGTCTACATTGTTCGTATGATTCCAATATTGATTATCCGCAATCATCAGCGTTCCCGTTCCTGGAGTAGACGTGGCGGTTGAGCCACCAAAATAGCCGACCAGCATATAGACATTGGTGGGTTGCGTGCCATCGAAGTACGCGCTAGTCAAACTCTCGCCTGGATTCGAACCGGCTGTTCCAACGTTTGCTGCTACACGCACCGCATTTGTGCCATTGTAGAGGGCCGTATCGGTTGTCTGTGGAATCGGACTCACTGCTGTAGTGTTGGCCGCAAAATTCGCAGATGCGGTAAAGAGATTCACGGCAATTGTTGTTGAGCCAATAGGAATGGAGAGCGACGTGGTAACGACCTGAGAAGCTGCACCGTTGCTAATCAATAAGCTTTGACCGCTGGCGATAATTGCTGGTACGCCAACATTGAGCGAGAGTGATGAATAGCTCACACCACTCGTGAGTCCTGTTGATAACGTACCGGCTCCTACCACAATATCGGCATATGTAATTGCCACGTCTACACTCGATGTTTGCATGGCGGTTGCTGCTAAGCTGATTCCGCCGTTTGTCCACGTTGCCATTAGCACACCTTCTCCTGTCCGCAAATAACCTGTCCGCAAATGCCGCCAATGACTTTCATCGTTGTTATTGTGGACGTTGGTATTCGCACAACATACGAACTTGAAAGATACGAGAGTGACGTATCTGTCGTATCTGAGAGATCCGAGGGATCGGCACTTTGATTCATGAGGTTTTGCCAATACGTCTGCCATTGTGCGAGCTCAATGGCTGAACCAACCGCTTGCACGTGGTACCAGATATTCAATCCGTCGTTTTGATCGTCAATAGCCACGCTATTGATCAACATCTGCCTGTTAAGGCTAAAATCAGGCAAGTTGACTGGGATACTCTGCCCCGGCATCAAGCCTTTTGATCGCGTATCAAATGTTAAAATCGTGCCATCACATCCATAGTGGCTGAGTAACGCTGAAGCAATCTGAAATGCTGCTTGAATAGTATGGACTTTCGTATTCGTGTAGCAGCTTTCCACAATGCCACTCGACCCCGTGCCCTCACGAGCTTTTTGGGCAGCTTGGAGGAGAGGATTCTGGGCCACCGCTAAGACCGGATAACGGCCTTTATAGGTAACCGTGAGTGTATCGCCAGCACCTAACACTGTGCCGCCAGTGTCTTGAGCAACCACGGCATCCCCAATCGCAACATACCACTGCGAACCTGTGGCGCCTTTGGTTCCAACCGTTTGCGCTACGCCATTCACACTGATACTCAGATCTGTGGTTGATGTCGATGCCAGGTCATACGAGAGCGTGAAGTTCCGTTGGAGGCTATTACCGTGAAACGTCTCTGTCTGTGTGCCAAGTTGTGCATAAGCGCCTTTTGCATACTGCTTGTTGATGTAGAGATCATTGCCATACTCAACCGAGAGATTTTGTGTGGCGTCAACCTGAGTGCCATCAATCGCGAATGGAGCAGACACGCCGCCGTATGGCTGAAACCAGAGCACATTGTTGATATCAATCTGCCACCAGTAGCCCGCCTGAGTTGCAAGCCAGGTGAGAGCTGCACTGACCTGTTTCCCGTTCCAGATCGCCTCTGTAATGGTTGGTCCTGCCGCAATGCTTGATGCTGTGACAGTGACGCCTTCGCTGGCTAAGACCTTGCCGAGAATGTCCAGCACAATAGATCCAGCGCTTTGATTCAAATAGCTCGCAAAGATCACGCGCTTATCGGCTTTGTAGCAGTTATCCATGAGCGTGAGTGTATGCTTGAGATAGCCTGTCCCCTGGCGTGCCCCGGATTTGGTGATTTTGTCTTTACTCACGTATCCGCTATATGCAAGATTGCCGCTTACGTCATAGATTTGACACTGCGTGCCATACGTCCAATAGATTCCCGGCGCGGTCCACACTTCCATACTTCCCGTTCCGCGCTGACCTATCGCTTGCTGGATATTCATCGTTCCAGCCTGAATGCCATAGCGGATTCCGCCGATCCTGGCAATCCAGGCATTCCAATAGATCGGCAGGTATGGAAGCTTTGCATGTGTGGCGACGCTTAAGGTATTCAGCATTAGAACCCCCTCACGCCGGTTGCTACGCGAATCGTGCTAGGCATATTTTTAGCAGCTATCTGCCCAATAATCCGCCCGTCAAGTTGGATAATGATTGTTTGGTTTTGGCCAGATGACGAGCTCACACTTGATGGAGCAGATAGTAGCGGCGTAAACGTGGAAGGCACAAAGGATGAGGAGCCAGAAATACTCATTGATGCACTACCCGTGATACCAGAAAGTGATGCTTGCAATGTTCCTGCGATAATCGCCCCGGCGTTTGCAATCTTGCCCCGATTGTCGAGCATCGTCTGTGCAAGCATGGCGACCAAGTTTGGTCCCCAGGTGTCGGCGTCCGCCCCTGGTCCTTCTTTGGCTGGCGAATGAAATCCCAGTTGATTTTTGATAGCATCAACAATCTTACCACCTGCGTTTTTCGCCTCGTTGAGATTTCCAAGCATGCCATTGATAAATCCCTGGATAAGATTAGCTCCCCAAGAAAATCCTTTTCCTATCAACCCGTTCCAAATCTTCTCTATCTCACTCGTGAGCATATTTAGTGCGGTTGCCACAGCGGTTTTCGCGACGTTAAACTCTCGTGTTACCTCTGTCCATGTCGCTGTCCATGCATTTTCTAGCCAGCCAAGCACGATACCAATGTCGTGCTTGACATCATTAAAGCTCTTCGTCATGATGTCTGTCAGGTTCTTGATGTAATAGTTATGGTCATAAAGCCAGGAGAGACCGGACACGATACCATTGATGACATTCTGGACGGTATTTTTAACAAAATTGAACTCCAGTTCCAAACCTTTTAATTCATTGATAAACGCGGATTTAATGAAATTAACGATATCTCCCCAATGTTGAATTAATTCCATCCCGATAAAGACCACACCAGCGATTGCCGCCGCTATTGCCAGGAATGGCCACGTCGCAGCTACAACAGCCACTGCCATGGACCACAGAGCCGGTACAACACCAATCACGATCGCCCCTGCAAGTCCGATAAGACTTGCTTTTAATGCGTCAAATGCCCACTCATGCGTGGATATGAAGCCTGCTACATTCTGAATCGCTGGTACCATTTTATCGGTGAACGCACTAACTACATCACCAAGAACCGGTAGAAGCTTCTGTCCAAGATTAATCATAAACACTTCTAAGACTTCCTTGGCTTTATCCATCTTCTGATTGAATGTATCTTGAACAAGAGCCCAGCCAGTAATCGAGTTTCCGCCTTTATCGACAGCGGTTGAGATATTTGTGACGTTATCCTTGAATGTCTGCAAATGATCGCCGGTCAGGTCCAGTATTCCTTGCATTTGCTTGCTACCACCAGCGATGTCCTTGAGTGCTTGCAGGTATTGTGCAGATCCGGCTGGGAATTTTTGAGAAAGATGATCTTCAATAAGTTGCAGCGCACCTGGCAAGGATACTTTCATCTCATCAAAGACTTGCTGAGACGTGAGTCCGATAGATGCCAACGTGTCTTTTGCTTGCTGCCCCGGAGCAGTCAACGCGATGAGTAGTTGACGAAGATAGGTACTCGCATTAGCTGCGTCAACGCCTTCACCGGTCATCGTCGCCATAGCCGCACTAACATCTGTCAGTGATATGCCAACAGCGCTGGCAGTTGGAAGGATTGTACTGAGCGTGTTGACGAGATCAGCCATGTGTGTTTTACCGTTTGCCACGGTAGCAATCAACGTGTTTACCGCAACACTGGACGATGTGCCAAAATCCTTCATAATCGTCGTCATGCCGTTGGCCACGTCGCCAAGGTCAGCCGTGCCAACTTTTGCGCCTTCAGCAGCATCTTTAAGTGCTTGGAGCGAGGCGGCACCATGGATACCAGCAGAATCGATCATATATTCGCCAGCAATCAATTGCTGAGTGCTGGTGCCTGTGTCAATTGCGGTTTGTTTAATGCCAGCTGCAATCATGGCGAGATTCGCTTGTGCTTCACCGGCTCCTGTCACCAAGCTTGTCATACCGGATTGGAAATCACCAGCCATTTTGGCAGAGATGACCCCAAGGCCAATGATCGCCGCGGCGGCAATACCACCAGCAATGAGCGAGACCTTTTGTAGCGACATTGCCGCGCCTTCAGACGCCTCACCAACTGCCGCAATTTCACCAGCGGCGGCGGCAGCACCTGGAGCAGAGACGAGCGCGATAATTTGAGCGGCAGTAAGAGCCATTTTCTTATCCTCGCTTTCTCAGAATCTCTTGTGCCTGCGCTTCAGCAGCCATGGCAATCAGCGCTTTGTCTTGCCAGTACACGGATTGCTCTAACAACACCCACGGCGGACAGTTGCAGTATTGTGCCGCCTTAAAGAGTGGATACCACTCTGGGCACCAGGCTGTTTCCGTTTCTTCGTTTAGCGTCAACCATCGACGTAAGGCTCTTAGCTCGACGTTGACGCCGTCACGTTTTTTGGTTTCATATCTGCAATGATTGCGTAAAAAACCGTTAACCGAAATTCCCAGGGCAGTCGTTTAAGCTGTTCTTTGTCAATTGGGAAAGGTGTCCCATCATCGTCCATAACATCCCAAGATTTCATGAGCTGGCAAAGTACGTCATTAATCGCGGTAAAGTTTTCGTCGAGATCGTTTTGTGTAGGATCGGACAAAATCTTGGCATCTGCATACGTCTTTTCTGTTAGGCGACTTGGGTAATATGTGATCTCAACCGTTCCCCCGTCGTTCCCATACGGCATCGTAAATGTTGCCGTATTTTTAGCAATTTGAGAAAGTGTTATTGGCATAGAATCACCTATAAGGCCGTTATTAAATTCGTGACTGTGAGCTTTTGGGCTTGTCCCCAGGTCAGGTCTTCAGCAAGAGAATACGGATATTCGATTGCAAACACTCCATCGCTATCAGTCCAAGGCTTTGGTTCAGCGAACAGAATACACATGTCGTGCTGGAAAGCGTTGGTGGTATGTGGAGTGGTTGCAGTGTCAATCTCGCTACCGACTGCATCAACACGCAAATAGTATTTGGTGCCAGCACGAACATACGTGAGTGGCGCCATACCGGTAGAATCCGCTTCAAGCAAAATGGAGCCTTTTCCAGTCGGTACGGTCTCAACCGTCGCGCTAAAACTCTCATTGCTTCGATTCAAGAACCACGTTGGACCACGGATGTTATCATCTGCAAATTCCACGCTTAGGATTTTTGCAAGTTGTGTTGTACCCAAACCAGCTTGTGTGCTATCGAGGTACACGTTGAAATGTTTAGAGAGCATAGCGGCAATCGCTATGGCGGTAGGAGTAGACGAAAGCGAAACACCATCAGACGTTTTCTGGCCAAGCATTTTGGCCGTCAGGTTGGCATCTTTACGAGTTAATTTATATCCCCAACCACTAACAAAGCAGCCTGCAAATTGCGCAGCACGGCTTTGATCGCCTTGCTGCAATGTGTACGTTTGTGGCTCTACCGCTGCCGTGAGACCGGTAAGTTGTGGATTGGAAACCCAATCTTTTGCAATCGTGCTCGTGCCGTGCGCCGCTGGCGAAATGCGGCCATACGCGCTAGCGATGATATACACCAATGTGTTGTAGTCGAGGTTGCCAGAAATCGGTAACTCTGACCATTCTTTATTGACCTCTTGCGCTGCTGGATAACGGTGTCCAACACTGCGATAGGTCGTGAGTTCCATCTTGATACCAGGTTTGATATCAAGCTCCTGGATAATTTTTCCGGCGGCAACAGGAGTCCCCATGGCACCTGACGCTTCAGGTCCGATCTGGACAATCTGGTTTACCGTCGCGCGCTCGCTCGTCCACGTCATGAGTGAGACTCCTAACTCGCTTGTAATGCAATGCGGTAGAGACCGCCTAAATGGCTCCAAGCTGAACCATTGATAATTTCGCTATATGAGACCGACTGCTCGCGGTAGCAGGCTAATACCCCGCCTCCGCCAGTAATCGCAACCGGTCCAGTGCGCCTAAAAAGCGCATCAATCCGATCGGCAATCGTGATGAGTGTGGTAAATCCTGAGGTCGGACCAATAGCCTTGATTTGAAAAACGCCGTTCGTGAACAGTCTCACGGCGTTCATGGTCAACACATCCACATCTGATTGACAGGTCACAAGCGCGTATGGTGCGATCGTCCCAATGTCGGCAAAACCCTGCCACACCCCACCTGTGGCATTGGCCATGAGTGTGGTATCAGCTTTCATTGTGGTACTGATCCAACTAAACGCTTGTGCGATTTCCATTTATTCATCACCGCCTAAACCGGTTAGATATTCTTCGAGTTTGCTTGCAATCTGATCGAACTGTGCTTGGATTGTCGCGACGGCAGGTGCTAAGTATGGCTTTCCCGGTCTACCATGGACGCCCATTTCAACGTAAATGCCATAACTGGCGGCCACTGCCACATATGCCGTGCCTAGCTCGGCTGGCGGTACCTGGTCATCGATGATATCGTGATCGGCATTTCCTGGATACTGGTTATCTTTGTCGGTTTTCGTGTAGATGGAATTCTTCAGATTGCCAGTTTGAACAGGACAGGTCATTTGTGCCTGCGCCTGAATTTGAAATGCCGTAGCACGCACTATTTTCGATATTGATTCTGGGAACCGCTCAGCTATTTCAGGGAGAATATTAAAATACGTGAATGCTGCCATAACATGCCTCTCCTTCTTCTTGAACCTTCTCGCTAACGGTTGTATAATATCGTAAGAAAGAGGTTTTGATATGCAAATAGAAAGAAAATGCATAGTATGTGACAAGTGTTTTACAGCACTGCCTCACGCTATAAAAATTGGTAAGGCTCTCTATTGCTCTAAATCCTGTGCATCCAAAAATAAACATGGCAACAAGTCTTTTGAGCAACGTTTCTGGGAAAAGGTGAACAAAAGAGAGCCAAATGAATGTTGGACCTGGACAGGCGCTACTCAAGCCCCATGGCATTATGGTTCTTTTCAACGCGGAATAGGTTCCGATGGTAAAAGTCATTCTGATGTAGCGCATCGAGTATCCTATGAATTGACCTATGGATGCATTCAGAAGGGACTTTTTGTTTGCCATCGTTGTGATAACCCCCGTTGTGTTAACCCTAATCACTTGTTTCTTGGGACACACACTGACAACATGCGTGACATGCACCAGAAAAGACGCGGCATGCAGTACACAAAGCCAGAACGCATCACACGTGGTGAACATCAACATCTTGCAAAACTGACTAGTGATGATATAAAAGCTATTCGCGCTACCTACCAACCTGGTAAAGCGGGGCATAGTAGCGATATGTCTATAGGTGCTTTGGCTAGAAAGTACCATGTATCGAAATCTACTATGAACTCGATTATTAAGCGTGAAACATGGAAACATATCTAGTTCTGCCATCAGACTACCGCCGTCATAAAAAACTCTAAAGTTACGGTGTACGATTCTGCATTCTGAATCGCATTCACAATCCAGGTTTTCCCGTCATAGACAATCCGATCGCCTTCTTTGATGTCAGTGTCATACATACAGCGAACCATGAACCCCCACTTTGCCCCAATGATTGCGGCATACGCTTGCAACTCATTAGCTGTTGGCTTAATCGTCAAGCAGCTAATGACAAGACCGGTCGGATCTGGCGTTACTGTCGTATGACCGTAACCGTCATCAGTCCGCGTATCGCGGTAGCGCGTCATCGTGGCATAGAGCGTTGACTTGATCGTGTTGTAGATGTCAGTGAGTTCGGATGGTTGAACAGGATACATGGCTATGCTCCTTTGACCACATCGTCATTGTCCATAAGCCTCATTCTTCTGGTACTGATAGGGGCAAGTACATCATGGCGATCCATCTTAACCACACGTGGCTTTGCCTTGAATCGATATTGTTCTGCAAGTTTCATCTTCATTTGGAACTTTTGTGAACGATGGAATGATTGTGCATCGGATGTGAAATCATAAGCAGATGTTAGAATCGATGTCCAGAACTCCAGAAGATCTGCAGCGGCACAATAGATGTCGTACACCTTGCCGGTTGCAAATACAGGCGGTAACTGTCCAGGAACCGTACCAGCGGTGAACACGTTTGACTCGAATGCCCAGTGCCCAACAATCGGTTCTGATGAGACAGGAGTCAGAACAATCCATGGTGCGCCATTGTTGTAGCCTTGCAGCACAACGTCGTTTTCCCAGTACTGAAACTTACTGTAATAGTCAGCAAAGATCGTCTGAGCCATATTGTTCGTGCTAGTCGTGTTGACAATAGATGGCGCAATGGTTAAGCCTTCATAACGCACATCTTCACGGCTGTTATCGAGAACTGCTTGAATGTCGAGATCCGCGAACTGTTGACTTACGCCTGACGGGTCCCCGATCATTAATCGGACCTTGGTTATCAAGTCTGACATCGTTGATCTGGCTGTCGCCATGGTCTCTCACCTCCTCAACTATTCGCGGATCAGGAACTTCATATCCACCTTCACCTAACAACCGTTTGATATGTGCTTGATCGACCACTAACACCACATTCTTACTGATTGGATTAAACATCCACATACTAGAATGCTCGTGGAATAAGAACCGCCCAAATGGTGCCTGTGGCATTTGCCGTAAAGTCAATCCAAATCGTGTTATCGAGTTGGATGAATCGGGAAATATCGAGCGGGCCAACAAATGCGGTTCCCGTTGTTGCCGTGATATTTCCCGTCTGGAAATCTCCGAGTCCAGAGCGAAACGCAGCACCTGCCGTTGCACCACCACCGACGCCAGCTTTGACGGTTAGTTTTGCTGTACCTGCATAAGAATTCGCAAAATACAGAAGTAATCTATCCGCATTTCCGCCAGCCGGTATCGCTGTTGATGGAATCTGAACATACATTCCGGTTGACTGATTGATTGCAGTACCAGCGTCATTGAGATCCGAAAAAGCACCAGCGGGTGTTGAGGCCGTAAGTGTCGATACTGGTATCTGTGTTCGTGTTGCAGTTGACATGATTTCCTCCGCTGCCAATGACTACCAACTGCGTGGCAGCATGAGCGCTATAATTTTTCCTTGGCTTCCTGCATCAAAGGTCAGATTGATCGTGTTATCGAGTTGGAGATAGCGCGATGGATCGAACGGGCCGACAATGCCTCCCCCTGAGGCAGCGTGAATTGTTGCCGCTAGATCTCCGAGCCCGCTTCGAAATGCCGGTCCAGGAGTCGCGCCGCCGCCAACACCGGCTTTGACCGTCAAGACCTGATCAGATGCCGAGTTCGATTGAACAATCAAAACCATTCGGTCAATATTCGGATTAGCAGGAATCGCTGTTGTGGTCAGCGCGATATACATCCCGTGCGCTTGATCGATTGCCGTTCCGGACGGGATATCTGTGACACTGTCAGCGGTCAACGTGGTAAGCGGCAGTAAAGTAGCAGTCATTTCTTACCACCTCTCCGGGAAGGCATAGGCCCAAATGGCACCAGTGAGCCCAGTCTGGAAGTCCACATTAATAACGCCATTTGCCTGTTCGAAACGGGTTGCTTCCAATGGTCCGATGATTGCCCCACCTGATGCTGTTGTGACAGTGACTGTTAAATCTCCAGATCCACCCCGATAGGTTGCCGCTCCTGCTCCGCCATTCGGCCCGGACTTCACTGTAACAGTTTTGTCTGCTCCTGCCGTGTTTGTGACGTATAAGAAAAGCGTATTCGATGTATCAGGACCAACGGCGGCGGCAACAACAGCACCATTCGTTGGATTGATAGCTAATCCGGTAGCAAGATTGGTTTTTCCGTTCTGAGTGAGCACCGTTCGTGCGAGTGCATCTCTTGCCATTTATGCTTCCTCTCTCCTACCAGCGTGTAGGCCACATAAATGCAGTAATCGTGCCTTGCGAACCAGCATCAAAATCCACCCAAACAGCACCACCAGTTTGTGCAAAACGCGTAACCTCTAACGGACCAATCACACAACCGCCAGAAGCGGCATGACAGGTTACTGTCAAATCAGCGCCAGCCGTCCCACCACGAGTAGGAGTTGTTGTTGACGAGTTACCTTTGACAGTCACAACCTGATCTGATAGTGACGTGCTCTGGATCAGAAGAAACAAATGATCAGCAGTTCCAGCGGCAGGCCCAGCGCCAGGAAGGGCAATAGCAAAGCCATTGGTTTGGTCAATTGGCGTACCAGTGGGAATGTTAATTCCCGCATTCTGCGTAAGAGCAGTAACAGCCAATGCAGTTCGTCCCATTTCCTGTTACCCCCCCTTATGGATGCTGCAAGTAGGCTGCTGCGAGAGCGTAAGGACGAACAGTTTTCGCGCCATAAAGAGCGAGACCTTTCACAGCATCGGCAAAACGGTAGGGAGGTCGGTAAGCTTCGGTCTTCACGAGTCCGACAGCTTTTGTGAGGGCCATCTTGTGACCTGCGAGAACAACGTCCTGACTGCCACTTTTCCCTTTTGTGCCTCCAAGATTAGGAGCATTGAGAGATTCGTAAACGCTCATACCTTCAATCATGCCAAGGTAAGCGTCGGTTGCCTCCCCTGCACTTGCGTCGAGTTTTCCGGTCAGAATCGTTGCACGTCCAGCATCGGTGTTAAAGCTGGTGAATCGAGGATCTTGAGTGAGAAATGTTTTGACCCAAGGCGGAACAACACACCAACGTCCCTGTTTGGGAACGGCTTGTTCTGTGAGATATTGAGAAAGCGACACAAGGTAATCATAGACGGTTGTGCCTTTTCCTACCTTGTCATACGTCGCAACGTCGGGAGTGACAAAGCCACTTGACGTACCGACAAGATTGGTCGTTGCAGCATCGGTATAGAAACCAGCATAGTACTGATCCATCGTCAATGACATCTTATATGCAGCCCAGGCCATAGCTTCAGTCATGACTTCAGGATGGGCCTGTGCCTGATCTACATCGTCAACTTCAAAGTTATAGTACTTGGCATTCGATATGGTGAGCATGGACTGTGCGTCAGTTAACGCCTGTGGCGCATTAAGATCAGTGTCTTTAGTGTAATCGTAGATGGTGATATCGCCGATCGCATTGATCTTGACTGTATCTCCCATGCGTTGAATGGTCCCCTCATAGTCTTCGTTGAACAATGCTCCATACACAAGATTCTTACGTAAGGCAGCGAGCAGTGTGTCTGCCCAAAGTTGAGGGATGAAATTATTAAGAGACATTGCAGTCCCCTTCTATCGTAGGTTCGGGGACTTGCTATTCTGTCCCCTTTATCGAAATCTGGGAGGATTATTCTGCATCCATTTCTGAATTTCAGGTCGCCGCGTATCGTATTCTTGCGGCGTCATGGCTGAAATAACCGCCCAGGACAATTCTTTTGGTGCATTTGTTGATGAGCGACTGGGATTGGTCGCTCCGCCCGATGTTGGTGTAGGTACTTTACCAATCAAGTACGGTTTCTTCTTGAGAAGTTCTTTCAGCAATGTCGCAACGTTCTTTGGTGATCCGTCCTCGTCGTATTCCAGTTCTGACCAATCAAGAAGTTTCGCGGCGGCGTCCGGATCGACAATGCCCATTTGTGCGGCTTGCAATCGGACTTCATAGCCAACCGCTCGTTCTTGCGATTGACGAAGAGCTAAATCATGTTGGGATTGTAGCGTTGATAGTTGCTTTTGTAACTTTTCCGTCTCGGAAAGTTTCTCTGCCTCAATCTTGGCTTTCAGATCGTCGAGTTCTTTGGCTTTATGTCGATGCGTTGCTGATTCAGTGTTCGCTTTTTTAAGAGCCGCTTGCAGATCAGCAATTTGTTTAAGAGCATCTTCAACGGTTGGAGAAGAAGGTTGATTTGAACCTGGCGTCTCACCAGCGTTCTGAAGGGGGACCATCTCGGTCGGTCCTGCTCCTGGCGTCTCACCAGAATTAGGAATATTTGGTTCTTCTGGCATATAGTATACTTTACTTTCTTGTTTTATGACAAACAGAATTACAACATAGCCTTAATGGATGGAGGAAGGTCCTCCTTCATCGCAGCATACAATCGTCTCAATTGCCGTGCGGCTGATTTTTTAACTGCCGGTGGAGCATCAACCCCACCTCTACCGCCAGCAAGAGCGGCAACTGCCGAATGCACGGCATTCTTGTTGACGGTTCCATCTGGCTCTTTCACGGGCAATTTGCAATTGTCCTTAGTCCAGTCTTTGGAATCGCCTGTGTTGAGATTGATGAGACAACTTTTTGCGTAATCCGCTGCTGTCTCCCATCGGGACGCGCTACCGTCCCAAGGTTTATCAGTGAACTCCACGGTTAATCGATTCTCCTTTAATCTGAGATCGGCTGGGGTGTGGCGCTGGGGTGTTGTTCCAGCCATAATGATTCCCACTTTCTGTGTTACTAATTATAGTATTTATAAAATATACTAATGTTCCACATGGAACATTATTTATGAAATTAAATCTTTTAGCGGCTTAACATACATCGAATCACCCCAATCCTCGGAGTGGTGCATCCCAACCATATCTTTGAATGTGAAATCACCGTTCGCCCAACCATCGTAACGCGGACCTAAGATTTGCTGCTGAACTGATTTATCCTGGTCGTTGAACCAATCCACACCGGTTTGCATGTCAGGGTTGGTATCGCCATCCTCACCCAGATCGACACCAAGAATATCAGACCACGATTTAGTTTGAGCGACAAGCGAGCATCGACAATTGGGGTGCTGAAAGTCCATATCTTCATCTAACGGAAATAACTGACCATCGTAGTAAAGACAAGCCTCACAGGTGTTTGCTCCCAAGGCACAAGTCCATCTCGCATAACCAACTACATCACTATTTGCACGATAATTCGTGAGTTGTGCCGATCTGTACGCTCTCAACATTTCTGTGCGAGATATCGTTTTCGCACGGTATAGCGGCACATTCAACGCATCTCTGACCATTGGCGCAATAGCATTCGGATTCATCCCAAGAGAAATACCGGTTATCAGCGCTTGTGCGGCATCATTAGCAGCCTGAGAGCCGAACGTATTGAAAAGATTGAACAGCGGACTTCCTGGTTGCGTGGCTCCAATCAAGTCATGAATAGCACTAGGAAGTGGAACACCAAACGTCCAAGCCACGCCACTAGGAACCAATGATTTCAACATCGCTTGTGCAGAGTCCTGGCCAAGATGCACGCCAGACATTTCTAATTGAGCAACCACTGATCGTGCTAACGCGCCATAATGACTGAACTGTCCAGTAATCAAACCCTGAATAATTTCTAACCGATTTTCTTCATACAGCCAGGACAGAGGGATATCCTCGCCAGCATCAATCTTATCCTGAATCTGGCCATAGAGCTTATCCAGTTGTGGCTGAATGGTTTGGAGCGTGGCCGTATGAGCATCTTGCAACGCACGCATAGCCGCCGCTTCCGCTTTTTCGATGCGAGAGCGGTAGTCGCTGATAATGCGTTGTAAGGTGCTGGTAGCCATGATTGTTTATCCTTGGTGATTCTCTTCAATCGAAAAAATCAGAACGCTTATAATTTTCTAAAAACTCCCAAGCTTGTTTATTCCAACGTGCATCTGCCAGTGCATTGTGCTCATATCCTTCCTGTTTAGGTAATCGGGGATTGCCAAGCATGTCGCACCACTGTTTGATGTCACGTGTGTACATCGGCCAACCTTTTGGTAAATCGATCATCCTCCCGAAAAGCTGACAGAGCGCAACGTGATCATAGTCGGCATAGTATGCCCAAAATTCCGGTTTACCATATTGCGCAGGATCGCAAAATGCAAGGAGATCCAATTGCAGTTCATAACGTTTACGCCAAGGACAAGTCTCTTCTGTACAATGAACCCACTTTCCATCTATCTTTCCGATTTGTCCTCTATGAATTGACCAACCAAGATGGTAATCAGGTGTGCCTGGATCATGAGGAAATGCCGGATACTTGACACATGGAAGCAATTGACCGAGAACATTTTTACTCACCCATTCACTTGCTTTGCTATAATCTGCCTCTGCGACCTGGGCATATAACTCACGTCCATCTTCCGCAACTATCCCAATGCTAACGAGATCAATGGTGTGACCATCCTCAATAAATTCTGTATCATACCAATATTTCATCATTCAC